GAACTAGTAGACCTGGCATCATAGGATGTGGATACTCTTGTGGCTTCAGGTGGTGACAGCCGATACCATCAAATACTATCATCTGGGGACCTACGGGTCCTTGGAGCACTGTGCCCAGGCTAAGGCTAAGGCCATGGTCATGCGTACCACCAAGGACACAATGGTGGCATGCCTAGACGTGACAGTAGCTAGTAAGTAGGAACCCAGGCACCAACCTGGTACAAGCAGTCGGAAGGGGCGACACATGGTCGTAACTATGGTCATCTCCCTTCCGACCTGGCCCACCTAAGTGTGCCACCGACCCAGTAGTTTAGACACCACAGGCATTCAAGATCTTTCTTTGTAGTTCCTAGAATGTACACTGTCTGCCCTCCACTTGTTCTCTACCCATATCTGACACAGCACAGGTCAGGGACTAAGAGCCCCCTCTAGAGAAGACCTAGCTTAACCGCTCAGGTTCTCACAAGTTCTCCCGCTCACTATGGTCAGTTAAAGATCCAGTCTAAGGTGTTTTCCTCCCGGTCACACTTAGGTTGGGACGATAGTGAGCGGTGAGATCATTGTACCTTAGTTCCTCTAGGACCTGGCTCCTCGAGGTATGGTGATGCTGCCATCACAATCTTGAACACAGCCCAGTCAAACTAATGACAACATAAGATGACCTAAGAGTAGGACTTGTCTACTCTTGTCAGTCATTGGTCTGACTTAGGTCTGACTAGGGTTTGACTTAGGTGGGACTTAGGTCCGTATTTGTCATTCAAAGAAATGGCCTCTCAGCCTGACAAGAATCGCAGAAGGTCAGCACTAATGACCTAATGTCATACCAAGTGTCATCGGATAAAGTATCCGTTGACCTAGGTCACCCCACAACATCAGTGACTTAGCTATCCACTGACCAATCAATGCCAATCAATCAATGGATCCACGGGTCCCTTGCCCACCTTTCGACCCCCCGGTGGGTCAATGAATGAGCCAATTCCAAAACAAGGGTTAAAGACCCGCGTTGTTGTTGTTGTTGTCCGTCTCTTTCAACCCAAGTTCCCCCACGAAACACATTAGATAAGGACCATTAGATATGGCTCTAGAGAATGGAACCTACGTCAACTCCCTGGTCACATCGAACCCGGCCTCGACTGACGGTATCGCCCAGGCTGATGACCACATCCGACTGATTAAAAGTACAATTAAGAACACCTTTCCAAACCTAAATGGTGCTGTGACGGCTACTGTGGCCCAGCTCAATAGTACAGCGTCTATGCCCAGCTCCCTGACCGACCTAAGCATCTCGGACGGTAGCGCCAACCAAGTGTTGAAGACAGATGGCAATGGTAACTTTAGCTTTGTGTCACTCCCCGCAGGCAGCACCGACACGAACTACTATGTGACGGGTGGCTCTGTCAGCGGAACAGTGTTGACCCTAAACCGCCAAGGTCTCGGCAACATAAACATCGGTGGTCTGCCTGCTGCTATCACAAACAACAACCAGCTAACTAACGGTGCTGGGTACATCACAAGTGCCCAAGCCACCAGCCCAACGTCTTTTGGTGCTGTTGGTACTTATGCTTTCCTAGTGCGCAACGGTGTATCAATTAGCTCTGGTTCATCTGTGGCTGGCTCTACCCTACAGAGTGGCGGTGTGAATGCAGTCCATTCTGTTACTACCAATAATTGGGTGTACTCGGCCAACCTAACTCAGTTGGCCCGTGGGGACACCACCATGTCAGGCACTTGGAGAGCCATGGGCTCTGTGACCTACAACGGCTCCAGTACCTATGGTCGCGGCACCGTATTCTTGAGGATTTCCTAATGAGCATCACGATAGCAGAAGTGCGCAATGCACAATCTCTTCAGTCTGACAATCAGCGCATGGACGTTGAGATCAACCACCCCACATACGGATGGATACCCTACACTGTAGACCCCGACGACACTGACACCACAATCGACAATGCTGCCATTCTCGCTTTGGTTGGCTCTGACTTTGGTGCATACGTTGCTCCCACCCAGGAATCGATCGATGCCGCTCTGGCTAGCCAAGTCAGATCCGAGCGGGACCTCCTGCTTTCTGTGGTTGATGTCGTAGTGAGTAACCCTCTGCGCTGGGCATCCCTATCCGCAGACAAGCAGAACGAGTGGACAGCCTACCGGCAGGCCCTGCTTGATGTACCCCAGCAATCTGGGTTTCCAGGCACAGTATCGTGGCCCCCCGTAGTCTCCAGCTGAACAAACAATGTAAGGATCTAGGTCATGTCTAACCTACCAATCCGTCAATTAGGAGCTGTGGGCGTAATCACTGATGTTGACCCCTACAATTTACCTATCAACGGCTACTCTCGAGGCAAGAATGTTAGGTTTACTGATGGAAGCGTGAGCCGAGGACCCATATATCGATCTGTTTCTGATGCCATCAGTTGGAACCCAGTCTTTTCCTATGGACTGATCGCCAACTCAGGATACGACACAGTGCTAGTTGTTGATGATACTTTCGACATCCATGAGTTTAGCAATGGCAACTTCACGCAGCGTTTCAACTCTAGCACCTCTGCAAGCATAGATCCCGTCACAGCAACAACCTTAGCTGACGTTCATTATGTCAATCGTGCGGACCAAGTCCCTGTAGCAAGAACACCCGCTGCGACTAACTTTACTGCCTTAGCAAATTGGCCATCCAACTACAGGACCACTGCACTCCGCAGCTTTGGTGACTTCTTGTTGGCTTTAGGCACTGTAGAGGCAGGCACAAATTACCCTAACCGTGTGCGGTTCTCTGACCCCGTCTTAGCTAACCAGATCCCATCAACCTGGGACGAAACTGACTTGACCAACAGCGCAGGCTTCAATGACCTGGTGCAGATGAAGACCCCAATCATGGATGGTGCCACCCTCGGGGCCAACTTTTTAATTTACTCCCAGGACCAGGTCTGGTCGATGGAGTTTGTAGGCGGTACGTTCATCTTTAACTTCCGCAAGATCTTTGATGACGCCGGGGTAATCAACCAGAACTGCATTGTGGAAGTAGAGGGTCGCCACTACGTTTTCGACCAAGACGACATATATGTAACCGATGGCAACACCCGCCAATCCATATGTGACGGCAGGGTCCGCAAATATATCTTCAATGGCATGAATACTTCTCGCACCGATAAGTGCTTTGTATTGCACAACCGTGCCATGGAAGAGATCTATTTCTGCTACCACACCGGCGATGACATGGCAGTGTACACAGATGGTACTCAGTGCAATCGCGCTGCCGTTTATAACTACAAAGAAGACAACTGGACATTTCAAGACATACCCAACGTAATGACCGGGACCGAGGCTTCAGTGGATAGTGTTTTCTCGTATGATGACGCAACGCAAAGCTATGGAACCATAGGTGGCACATATCATGATCAAGAAAGCCAAAGTAATATTCGGGCTTTATTCGTGTCAGCTACTGGCGGGGGTGTCCAAGACAGTAAGCTCTATGGCATTGACCTTGTAGACGAAGGCAACCTGGCACAGCCTCTAGACCCTGCCGTTTCATCACCCATGTTTTTAGAGCGTGTAGGCATAGACCTTGATGATGTAAGCATACCTTTAAATGGTTATAAAGTCATTTCGGCAGTCTACCCCCAGATGACCACAGTGAGTGATAACGCTAATTTTGAATTCACGTTTGGTGCTGCTGATTATGGGGTGCATACACCTAACTATCAGGATCCTGTAACTTTTGATTCCTCTAGTCAGTACAAAGTCGATACCCGTATTGCTGGGAGATACCTCTCTTACAAATTGGCAACGCCAAATGTAAAGGACTTTGCCTTCTCAGGAATGGACGTTGAAGTTGTAGTCACAGGACGGAGGTAACGGATGTCACTGTCCAATAAGATAAACATGTTGGTGTCCCGTTATGTCCGCCGACAAGTACCTAATCTAGACCCAGACTTTCTACCTAACTACCTCCAAGAAGAGCTACGAGAGGTAGAGGCATCTATACAATCTTTAAGTGACGCCAGTTTGCAAGTGACAGACAGAGAACCAGAGAACCCCCGTAAGGGAATGGTCCGCTATGCTATTGCACCTTGGAACCCCCTGAGTAATGGGACCCAAGGACTTGTTGTCTACGATGGCACAGCTTGGGCATCAATTGGTGGGTCAGCTTCTACAACAGGTCTGACTTATGATGACTTCTAATCTCATGAAACAAGACCTAGAGATCAGGCAGTCTCTGATGGAGTACCAGACGATAATGCTGCACGGCATTGCAGAGGGCAAGCTAGAGTGCGCCCTAGATCAGACTGAGCTAGAGCATTACTTCACGCCCCTGGATGATCGCTATGGGTGCCACCAGTATGCACGCCAGTTGTTCATGCCGAAAGGTATAACTGTGGCCGGGGCTCTACATAAGCGGGACCATCTGACTTTCTTGATGGCAGGCACCATGGTGATCATATCTGAAGATGGTGGTCGCCAACGTCTAACGGCCCCCCAGACCTTTGTATCACCGGCAGGCGTCAAGAGAGCTTTCTTTATTGAGAAAGACACAACACTGGTCTGTGTTCACCTTACAGCCCATGGATCAGAAGAACACATGGCAGAGATAGAGGATGAAGTCCTGAGCCCCACCTATGAGGCTATGGGCCTGGAAGAGCCTGACCTGTCTTCACTTAACGAGTTCCTGGAGAACTCTAAAAACAATAAAATCGAGTAGGAAACTCATATGGTATTTGCAGTAGGAGCAACCCTGATTGGCGCTGGCGTTGGGCTATATGGCGCAAACAAAGCGTCAAAGGCACAAAACGCAGCCACAGCAGCATCCTTAGCCGGTTTCAAGCAATATGAACCATATGTGGACGCTAACCTTACTGGTTCCCAAGCTGCCCTGGGCGGCGTCCTAGAGACTGGTGCCTACGGAGGTCAAACCCTAGCTGCACCTAATGACTTCCAGACTGGCACTGCCACTAACATGGGCAACATCGGCGGCAACCTCCAGAATTCTGGCTATGGCATGATGAATGCTAATGCTGGATTCGGAGCTAACGCTAACCAGCTGTATAACCAGTTCCAGGGTTTATCTCAGAACGCCCAGGACGATCGCCTGGCCGCTGCTAATCAGTATGCAATAAACAATATGGATCCCCTGGTCACAGCTGCAATGCGTGACGATCGGCGGAGGCTCGAGGAAAATACCTTGCCTGGCGTTGATCTCGCTGCCAGCGGCACCAACAACATGAACTCCAGTCG